AGTTCTTGAATCGCATAGGTTTCTCACTTATAAACTCCCAAGTATTGTAGATGTTGGTTCTAGATATTGCTTTCTCACCTAGTGCGTATATTTGATACTGCGCTTCGTCTGTGCGCTTTAAATCTTCAATCTGTCTCTTTATACTCTCAGGTAAAAAAGGATTGTCCTTGTACGTTGATTTGATTAATACAGATTCGTCTTGTGGCAGTTCATACAACCAACTTACAGAGTCACTAGGATTGTAGTCAAATATTAGTTTCTGTTCGGTACGCATATTCAATTGCTGAAAGTCATCGAACCAAAGTTCGTTAGCTTCATTGCACCACCCTATGTCACGCTTTCGACCTCGTATCTTTTGCTCATCATCTACTGAGAAAAACTCAACGATTGACCCATTGTTAAACCGATAGATGTTTTCGGACATGTTGTGGTTCGTCTTTTCATAGATATTAAGGTCTTTCATTATTTCAAAGAAATCACGCATTACCGTTGCACGTAACGCTGGGAACGTCTTTCTCACAATACTTACCACCTTGTTAGGATTCTGTAAGCAATAGACGATTATCAGTTGACAGAGTGAATAGGTCTTTGATGAACGTGAACCACCTTGATTTATAATGAACCTCACACTACTATTCGATAGTGCTTGGTAATTACGTTGAAAGATATTTGTAGCTTTTATTTCCATCCTATTAAATCTGTAATAGGTAATAGTATTCCCTTGCTCGTGTTGTTATCACCACCTAGTACATCTCTGTTCGTGTCTAGATACTTTCTACACATATCTTTTAACTCTTCCTTTTTGATAAGTACATACCTTTGCTTAACAACGATGCAGTAGTAGTCCGACTCGCTTATCGCTATACCAGACCTCTTACCTCTACTCTCATATTCAATAAACACATTACCCGTGATGTGTGCCTTTTGGTCATTCTTTACTTCAATCTTTTTTCCTAGCAGTTCTGCAAGTTCACGTTCAGCAACTTGACCTACCTCTAGGTCATATTTAAAATCGGAGTTAAAATTCATTCATTGCTACCATTGACAATGGTTACTTTAATCTCGTTTATCTTTTCACCTTGGGTAGTTACGTCTGTCTTTTCTGTGAGACCATTCAAACGCTGTGTGATAGATGGATTGAATTGTCCAACCATACCACCCTCTATTTGGTCTTGTCGTATCTCTCTCTTTATACGTGAGCAGATACCTACATATTCATCATAACGACCATCCCGATTAGAAAAATACTGCTCTACTCCTTTTGAGTTTATACCCTCATTTAGCATTACATAAACATCAAATCCTTCCATAGTCAATGGTGGCATGTGCTTTTCTATCTTTACTCCTGTAGCTGTAGCCTTTTGTATTTCACGTGGTTTAAGACTCTTTTTATAGTCTTCAAATATATTATAGAGTTTCTCAGGAGTCTCTATGTATTTTTTCTTTGCCATGTTATTTATCTATTTGTTCGTCTTTTCGTGGATTAGGCATCTTTCTTTCGTCTACGTGTTTTTCTCTCCTCTACCTTTTCTTTAAGATGGTCTACTACTGCATCTTTTACGATTTCTACCAAATCCTCGAAAATGTCAAAACCTAGTTGTTTTACTCGTGCCATCATTTCTGGCTTGATTTTGTCCACTTCAATTTTGATTTGTCCAAGAATAGGGTCATACTTGGTTAAAATCTTTCCTTTAAATTCCTCTTTGATTTTCATCTTTTATTTGGTTTATGTAAATAATGTAAATAAATATACCTACACCTATGATAGGCTCTGTAAAATTACTCCTAAACACTAAACTGCAACCCAATGCAATTAGAGTGAACAGCATTAAAAGTTCTAAGAGTCTACTTATATTCGAGTTCATGTGCTATCTGTTTGATTTCTTGCTTCATTTCTTTGATGTAACTATGTGCAGACATGGTGCTAATGCCAAAGTGACTACCCATCTTTCGACATGATGTGATGCCTTTATCGTAGTAGGTTTCAAATACGATTTTTTTTACTTGGTCTTTTTGAGTATCACGGTAATGCTTACAGGCTGACATTTGCAAGTTATATCTTTCCTCTATGAGTAGTTTTTCTTCTAGGTCTGTGTCTATCACATCTTCAAGATATTCGTTTTCTTCGCTCGTGATTACCTCTTTTTTACTTTCCCTATTCCAAAATATCTCTTTTTTGATTAGGTTGTACATACGTGCGTTTACTTCGTGTTGTTCTAGGTTGTCTGTTAGCCCTTTGACGCATTGAATGTAGGCTTCGTTTATTATCACATCGGCATCTATGTTTAGTTTGAGTCGATGAATGAAATAGTACGTATACTTTTCAATCTCTTTGTAGTGGTGCGTTATGTAATTATCTAGTAACGCTTTCATACCATGCAAAAAAGTCTTTCGACCATATTTTTCTTTGAGTGCCTGAGCAAAAACATTGCTTCTCTGATGTGTTTAAAACACGATTTTTTATTTGAAGCAGTTTGTTTAGGTTACCCTTGCTTGTTCTTGTGGCTTCGTTACCAAGTTTTAATAGTTCGATAGTAGCCTGTTCAGTAGCTGTAAACATAAATGTAAAAAATAAGCTGTTAATGATGCTATACTTGCAGTAACGAATGACTGCGATACAATTAATCCTACCCAAAAAGACATGCACTTCATACATCCAAACGATGCATGTATCATATTAGAAATGAATGTAGGTACAACCCATTCAAATACCTTATCAATTAAGTATTGCAATGGTTCGAAATGAGTAATAAAAAAAGCTATTGCTATTGCTGTGATTATCATGTATTCAAAGTTAACTCTTTTATTTTATTCTTGTAGGTTTGGATGATTTCTTTTAACTCCTCTTTTGTGTAGTTCCGTGTTTTTTTAGATTTAGCATCAAGCAATGCATACTCATCATAACCCAAGTGAGACATCAATCTCTTTTGATATTCAATTAGATTTCCGTGTTTGTATTGGTTGCAGTTTACACATTGAGCATGTATGTTCCGTTCATCAAATCTAACTGCCCAATGACCACCCGCTGAAAAGAAATGTCCAGCATCATACTTTGTTCCTAATTTAGCATCACAAGTAAAACACGAATTATCTTTATCTCTTAACCGTATGTATTTGTTAACCACTTGCTGTGCGATTTTAATGTAATCTTGAATGGTGCGAAGTTCCTCTTTTACATACTGCTTTCTTTTTTGCCAATCCTTTTGCTTCTTTTGGTTTGCAAGTTCTACTGCACATGTAACTGAACATGTATTTTGAGTTGTTGAATAGACTTGCTTAAACTCAACTTTGCATACTTTACATTTCTTCATATTTTTTTATTTTAACAAAGTATAAGCGCAACTAATGTGCGCCTATACGGATGTTATAGGCAATCACAATCATACTCGAAAGATGCCCATAACAGCAAGTAAGCAAAATAAATTAATAATCCCGTAAATCCTCTCCGAAATAACATAAATCACATTTACCGCATTGGACTCCAGAATCATCACATTTGTAAGGTTCTATATTTTTAACATCAACAGGGTCAAAAACCAAAGTTGAATCCTTTACAATATCTTTATCCCATTCATGTTTTGCTTTATTCACTCGTTTAAGTGCTAAAAATTGAAATCGCTTTCTTTCTCTATGGTCTAAATACTCACGAACCTTACAAATAAAGTAAGCATCTTTTTTATCCCAATGCGGTAAACATACCGTTACTAAATCTCCGTTCTTCATAATTATTAATTTACATTCGCCTACTTGCCTACCGTTATGCCCCATTTAAAGACCTCCGAACATTCATCCTTTGTAACTTGAAATCCGAATGATTGAATGGTATTTTTTTACGAGACATAGTATAATTAATTTTATCTTTGAGTTCAGCATATTGCGGATATTGCTCAAAGAAAGGTTTAAGGCTTCCATAAACCTCAAACCTATCTGGAAACATTGCGAGTATTATTCTCATTTCATTTCACCCTCAATAATCAAATTAGACTGCCTTTGATATAACGGTTTTGACATATCCCAATCACAGCTTCTTTTTCCAATAATCTTAGCCTTAGCAGGAAAAGAACCAGACAGATTAAACTGTACGATTTCGACAAAATCCCCGACTTTGGTTAATTCGTGGTCAACTTCTCCACAAATACTTACGCCTGAATTACCACCGCTATGTACTCTTGTTCCGTTTTCGTACTGAAACATATAACTTATTTTTCGTTCCATA